AAGACCCTGAAACCACAGAAGCCATGTTTGAGACACGGTTAACGCAAGCTGCACTGAGCATGGAAGACGTGGGTGCGGTGCTTCGCGGAACGGCTGCGCGGAATTGATGACCCACAACGCAAAGGTAAGCGGCGGCGGGGCTTTTCCGCCGTCCGCTTGACCGACGGGTTGGCAGGCAAACGAACGGAGTGATGATGGCTGAGAAAGTGACGATCGGGAATTGCGAACTGTGGCACGGTGACTGCCGCGAAGTGCTGCCGCTGCTGCCGCCAGTTGATCTGGTGCTGACCGACCCACCATACGGCATTGGAGCCGACCGCACGCGCAACAGCCAGAAAGATGGATGGGTAGATTACGGCGCGGAAGGTTGGGACAAAGAACGCCCAGCGCCTTGGCTTTTTGGCTTGATGCAGGAGAAGGCCAAGGAATGCGTGATCTGGGGCGGCAACTACTTCACCGACCTTCTGCCGCCGAGCATGCGCTGGCTGGTGTGGGACAAGGGTCAAAGGAATTTCTCGCTGGCGGACTGCGAATTTGCGTGGAGCAGCCAGCAACAGGCGGCGCGGGTTTTGACTTTGCCGCGAGGCGAGGCGCTGCAAGACGGCAAGGAACACCCGACACAGAAACCGCTGCGGCTGATGCTTTGGTGCCTTGACATGCACCCGAAGGCACAGACGGTTTGCGATCCGTTCATGGGCACGGGAACCACCGGGGTTGCTTGCGTGAACTTGGGCAAGGCGTTCGTCGGGATTGAGCGCGAACGGCAGTATTTCGATGTTGCTTGCCGCCGAATAGAGCAAGCCTACGCACAGCCACGGCTGTTCGAGGATGCAAAAGTCGGCGCAGGCGACACGGCGGTGCAGGGCGACATGCTTTTGCCTGCCAACGTGGAGTTGTGCGGCGCGGAGCCGAAGGCGAAGCGTCCGACTCGAACGCAGGGTTAGAACCCATGACCGTGATAGACCTGAAACAAGCCAAGCAGGAACGAGAACCGCACTTGAGCGGGAAAGCGCGGTGCCTCGCGTGCAAGCACGAATGGGTTGCCGTTGCCCCTGTCGGAGTGATTTGGATGGAGTGCCCGGCCTGCACGCTGGAGCGCGGACGCTTCGTGGCGCAAGTAGAGCGGGACGGATTGCACTGGCACTGCAACTGCGGCAATGACCTGTTCCATGCGACGCCGGACGGGTTTTACTGCCCGAACTGTGGGGAGTGGCAGCATGGGGTCTAACTAGATTTATACACCTCCACCCAAAGGATTCCCACAATGGCCACCTTCGACCCAGCCTTTGACAAGATGATCCACAACGAAGGCGGTCCGCTCGAAAGCACAGTTATGCAGGAGGATTTAAAGTGACACCAGAACAACGAATTGATGCGGCCCTGGACTCAGTGCTGAAAGCATCCGGTTCGGCGCTGAGACACTACACGATGCCGAAGACTTTGGCAGACATGCGCGAAGCAATGCGCAAGGTGATGTTCGACGAATACATCCGAGGATTAAATGACAACGTCGAGCGGGCGCACGGGATCAAGACATCGCACAACCTATGCCTATCCTGCGGGCACAGCATCGATGCCCACGACAGGCAATACGGCTGCGCAGAAGACGGGTGCGATTGTGAGACGCCCAACGCCCGAGTTGAGCGGAGGCACCGAAGGTGACTTCCGCTCGAACGACTGGTTAGACCGCACGGGATGAAAGGATTGATGATGATGATGATGAACTGGCAGGAACGAATCGAGAATTACAAGCGCGAGACCGGGTTTCCAGAGGCTCTTTTTATAGGTGCTGACGGGCGCGTGGTTGGGACTTGGATCATGGGGAACGACTACCGCGTGAAGTCCACCTATTATGGGGGTTACCCAGCCGGATACTTGAAACGCATCAAGGCTCTATTTCCCGACAAAGCCAGTGCCCTTCATCTGTTCAGCGGGAAGGTAGACGTGAAGACATTCCCCGGTAAGCGGGTAGACATCAACCCAGAGACGGAACCCGATTTCGTGGATGACGCCCAGCATCTTACAGGCGTCCCACTGGAGGACTTTGATCTTGTGTTGGCGGATCCGCCGTACTCGGTTGAGGACTGCGATCATTACCAGACCAGCATGATTAAGCGGAATGTAGTCATGAAGGCCCTCGGTCAACGCCTGCCACCAGAAGCGCATGTAGTCTGGCTTGATCAGGTGTTGCCGATGTTTCGCAAGGATCAGTTCGCCATCGACGCCGTCATCGGAATGGTGAAGTCAACGAACCATCGATTCCGCGTTATTACGATTTTCAGAAAACTACCGGGTGCGGTCTAACGCTTGAATTAAGCCGCGCCGTAGGCGTCGGCTTGAATGAATTGTTAGGCGTATTGTTGAACGAAGAGGAGACGATGGAATACACAGCAAAGTTACCGACCGAGGTCAACAAGGTCGAGGCGCAGCACGCCAGCGTCTTCGTGGCCGGCTGGCGACCGTTCATCGGCTGGGTCGGCGGCTTCGGCATGGCCTACCAGTTTCTGCTCTACCCGCTGCTGACCTGGGTCTGGCCAGTCCTGATCGCCCGCGGCACGCTGCCGGCCGGCACCACCATTCCGCCAGTGCTCGATGGGGATGTGCTGTTCGCAATGGTCAGCGGCCTGCTCGGCATCGCCGGGATGCGCAGCTTCGACAAGATGAAGGGGACTGACCCGAAGCTGGTCGGTCGTTGATGCGGAGGAGTTGACATGAGCGAGCTGGCGAGATTTTCCAACGACGGGAGTTGCTGATGGGCAGAAAAAGAACCCAACTCATATTCGAGCACAACGCGCACCTTGCGCACCACTGCAAGTGTCTCACCTGCGGGACAGAGGATCAGGGAGAGTTCACGGATTTCGATCGACTACGCAGTCCGAGGGTGCACTGCTGCCGTTGCAAAGCTGTGCGAGCGGCGAAGAAAAGGCAAGGTGAGGAAAGAGCTGTGAGGGCGAAGGAGAAGACGCGGATGATACCCATCTTGCCGGGGGAAATGGCGCTGGCGCATTGGAAGGATAGAACCGGGTATGAGGTTTGCGTATGACTGCACGATGTCAGGTGAATACGCCACTCGTATGGACTGATGACCGATGCGTAGAACTCGATGCACTTTCCTGCGTGGGCTTGCAATCGCGGAACGACTCAGGGCAACATGTAACGATGAGGATATTCCTTGAATGGTAGGGGAAAGATGAGCATGGCTGTCACTGGTGAATCCTGTCTCCCAAACTGGCTATCGTTCCCGGACCCTAAACCGCCTGCGCCAACACTTGACACCAAAGCCTTGATGCACGTCGAGTATGAGCAAATTTTCGAGCGGGTGATCGAGGACATCTATCGTGGACGATCCTTGCAGTCATTGATCGAGGGTGACCCCCGCGTCGTGTCGTATGAGGGCTTTCTGCGCTGGATCAAGCGTGATCCTCAGCGACATGAGCGGTTCAAGGAGGCGCAGGAGATGCGCACAGAGTTCCTTGCCGGGGAGATTCTGGAGATTGCTGATGGGTTGGAGTCCGTGGACCCATCATCGAACGACACCGTGAATCGGGATAGGCTGCGAATTGATACCCGCAAATGGCTCATGAGCGCACACAACAAGAAGCGGTATGGTGAGTCCAAGCAGATCGAGCTTGGCGGGACAATCTCGATCACTGAGGCGCTGGCGCAGGCACAAGCTCGGGTGATCGAGGCCGAGGTAATCGAGGTCGAGGATCGTCCTCGTTTGGAGGACAACTCGTGACCATTGACGGCAACCGGATGAACTAATGCAAAAAATGCGGTACTCCCATGAGGACGAGCAGACTCTGATGAGTCAACTGTGGAGCCCAACCGTCAAGGATGACCCTGAAGCGTTCGTACTGTTCGCGTTTCCGTGGGGGCAGAAGAACACTCCCCTTGAGCACTTCAAGGCCCCTCGTGCCTGGCAGCGCAGGACGCTTCGACGTGTTGCACAGGTCATCCGGGACAACAGGGGGAAGAAGTCTGATGGTGAGATGATAGACGCTCTACGTCGTGCTGTGTCGTCTGGTCGCGGTGTCGGTAAATCTGCTCTGGTGTCATGGTTGATCATCTGGATGCTGACTACGCGGATCGGATCGTCAGTGATCGTGTCGGCCAACAGCGAGAGTCAGTTGCGCAAAGTGACTTGGGGTGAGTTGACCAAGTGGGTCACGATGGCGATCAACTCTCACTGGTGGGAGCCGACGGCTACGAGTCTGAGCCCGGCAAACTGGTTGACTGAACTGGTCGAACGCGACCTGAAGAAAGGCACCCGGTACTGGGGAGCTGAGGGCAAGCTGTGGAGCGAGGAGAACCCGGACGCCTACGCCGGAGCGCACAACATGGACGGCATGATGGTGATTTTCGACGAAGCCAGTGGGATACCTGACTCCATCTGGTCCGTTGCAGCGGGCTTCTTTACTGAAGACATCCCTGACCGATACTGGCTTGCGTTCTCCAATGGTCGGCGCAACACCGGGTATTTCTACGAGGCCGTGGAGGGCAGTAAGCGCGAATTCTGGGAGTCCGAAAAGATCGATGCCCGCACGGTCGAAGGTACCGACAAGACCATCTATCAGCAGATCATCGATGAGTATGGTGAGGACTCCGATGAGGCGCGTGTGGAAGTCTACGGGGACTTTCCAAAGTCTGGTCAAGATCAGTTCATCGCGCCACACTTGGTCGACGACGCCATGAGGCGTCCGCAGCACAAGGACATGACGGCACCTGTTGTAATTGGTGTGGACCCGGCACGAGGAGGGGCAGATTCAACCGTCATCGTTGTGCGACGTGCGCGGGACATCGTGGCGATCAAGCGATACAGGGGCGATGACACAATGACCACCGTGGGTCACATCATTGACGCCATTGAGGAGTACCGACCGGCGCTGACTGTGATCGATGAAGGCGGTCTTGGGTACGGTGTTCTTGACAGACTCACTGAGCAGAAGTACAAGGTGCGAGGTGTCAACTTTGGCTGGAAGGCGAAGAACCCGGTGATGTGGGGTAACAAAAGGGCTGAGATGTGGGGAGCCATGCGGGATTGGCTCAGATCGGCCAGCTTGCCGCAGGACAGGTTGCTGAAAGCCGATCTGATCGGACCGATGAAGAAGCCGAACTCCGCCGGAACCATATTCCTGGAGGGAAAGAAGGAGATGAAGGCTCGTGGGTTGGCGTCACCTGACGCTGCTGATGCGATCGCTGTAACTTTTGCATTCCCTGTCGCACATCGGGAGTACAATGATCGTAAACCTCTGCGCGTCAATGCTCAGAGCGGCGCAGGTTCTGCAAGCTGGATGGGTGCATGATGTCAGATTCAACAATGGGGAAGATCATCACCTGGCCGAAAAGTCTGGAGCGGATTGAAACAACAATGGAGAAGAAAGCGGTGCTCAAAGCGACTCAGGATTGTCTTATTGTGCGGCCAGACATGGAGAAGCATGACCTGTTCATTCTTCTGCGGAAGAAGCGTGCTGGGACAGGTGTGGTCATCTCCGCCGGACCGGATGCCGTAGACGTGAAGGTTGGTGACAGGGTAGTTTTTGGGGATAGCATCGGACAGGACCTTCGATGGGAAGGCGAGGACCTGCTTGTCATGCGAGAAGAACACACCCTCGGAGTGATCGAGGAATGACAGATTCGATTGGGATTGTGGCTGCGTCGAATGTTGCCAAAGACGATTCCGTGTTGTCTGTCATGCGCAGCCGCATGACGATGGCGATTTCAGCGCTCTCTGGAACCCGTGACAGCGAACTCGACGACTTGCGGTTTTACGCTGGGTCTCCGGACAACCAGTGGCAGTGGCCGAACGATGTGCTCCAGACCCGTGGATCGAGTCAAGGACCCGTCGTCAGTGCTCGCCCATGTCTGACCATCAACAAGCTGCCTCAGCACGTCAAGCAGATCACCAACGAACAGCGGATGAACCGGCCAACGATCAAGGTGCTCCCTGTTGACGACAAGAGTGACATCGAGATGGCCGATGTCTTCAACGGTGTGATTCGCCACATCGAGTACACATCTGACGCAGATGTGGCCTACGACACTGCGTGTGAGAACCAGGTCACGTATGGTGAAGGTTATCTTCGCATCCTGACCGAGTATTGCGATGACACATCGTTCGATCAGGAGATCAAGATCGGGCGCATTCGCAACAGTTTCTCGGTCTACATGGACCCAATGATCCAGGACCCTGCTGGCGCAGATGCTCGGTGGTGCTTCATCACTGATGATATGACCAAGGATGAATACGAACGGGCATACCCAAAGGCTTCGCCAATCAGCACCCTCACGGCAAGGGGGATAGGCGACTCATCGATCAATCAGTGGATCAGTGAGACCACTGTGCGTGTTGCTGAGTATTTCTACATCGAATGTGAAAAGGCGACACTCAATCTGTATCCCGGCAATCAGACAGCGCTCACCGGCACCCCCGAGGACAGCCTGTTGCGGGCGATGTTCGGCAAGCCTCTGCGCTCCCGGCAGTCGGATCGTGAGAGAGTCAAGTGGTGCAAGACCAACGGCTATGAGATTCTGGAGGAGAGTGAATGGGCTGGATCGTTCATCCCGGTTGTGAGGGTGGTTGGTAACGAGTTCGAGGTTGATGGTCAACTGTACGTGAGCGGTCTGGTGCGCAACGCCAAGGATGCTCAGCGCATGTACAATTATTGGTGCTCTCAAGAAGCCGAGATGCTGGCACTGGCCCCCAAGGCACCTTTTATCGGGTACGGTGGTCAGTTCGAGGGGTATGAGCAGCAGTGGAAAACAGCCAACACCCAGAACTGGCCGTATCTGGAAGTAAACCCGGATGTCACCGATGGCCAGGGTGCTGTGCTTCCACTGCCTCAGCGGGCGCAGCCTCCAATGGCGTCCAGCGGTCTTCTGCAAGCCAAGGCAGGTGCATCGGAAGACATCAAGTCGACGACTGGTCAATACAACGCATCGCTGGGCATGACCAGCAATGAGCGCTCCGGTAAGGCGATCCTCGCTCGACAGCGCGAATCAGATGTTGGCACATACCACTACGCTGACAACCTGGCGCGTGCGGTTCGCCATATCGGTCGCCAATTGGTAGACCTGATCCCGAAGATTTACGACACCGCACGGGTGGCCAGAATCCTCGGTGAAGATGGTGAACCGTCGACGGTCAAGATGAACCCGGATCAAGAGGAGCCGGTCAAAAAGATCATGGGACCGGGTGGTGTGGTGGTTGACAAGATATACAACCCCCGCGTAGGCAAGTACGATGTGCGGGTTATCACTGGTCCAGGGTACGCCACCAAGCGGCAAGAAGCGCTTGAGTCGATGGCTCAATTGCTGCAAGGCAACCCGCAACTGTGGCAGGTTGCCGGTGACCTATTCGTCAAGAACATGGACTGGCCGGGTGCTCAGGACCTTGCCAAGCGGCTTCAGAAGATGCTTGATCCAAAGGTCATGGCTGATGAGGATAACCCCGCTCTGGTTGCAGCCAATCAGCAGATGGAGGCAATGAACGCCGAGATGCAGCAGATGTTCAAAATGTTGCAGAACGTTCAGCAATCGATGGAAGCCAAGGAGATGCACATCAAGCAGTTCGAGGCCGAGATCAAGGCGTACCAGGCCGAGACGCAGCGAATCAGTGCAGTACAGGCAGGTATGACACCTGAGCAGATTCAGGACATCGTGATGGGGACCATTGCTGCTGCGGTGGATACCGGCGATCTGATTGCGAGTGCGCCCGAGATGCGAGAGAATCCACAACCAGATACACTAAGGATGCCCCAGATGCCTGAACCGCAGGGGACACCCTCACAAATCCCGTATGAGGAACAGCAATGAGTATGCGTTCAATCACATCCTGCCTGGGGTATCAGCAGATCACATCCCTTGCCACAGCCGTCGGACTGACTGTGCCTACCCTCTCTCCCGAGGGATTACAGTGTTCCCCGTCCGTTGCGGTCATTATTCCGACAGGTGGCGGTATTCGGTGGCGGGATGACGGGATCGCTCCTACGGCATCAGTTGGTATGCCTGTTACTGAAAACGGGGTACTTGAATACGATGGTGACTTGAGTAAAATTCGATTCATTCAGCAGGGCACGGGTGCCGTGCTCAACGTGGTGTACTACTCATGAATATAACGAACAGTGCGGCAGAAGGTTCAAATTCAATAGCGATTTATACGCCACCAACATATATAACAGTACCGGGCGGGGCTAATGTACCGGTAAGTTTACCAGCAGGCAATTATTCTGTAGATACAGATATTGAGGTTTTTCTAGGCAAAAGCGATGGAGCCTTATCTTTATATTTTCCAGGCGGTAAGGCCATATCAAAACAGAGCGATCTATCATCTCTTGCTCCAGCAGTAAATTTTGGCACAGCAGGATTTAGCTTCATCTGGTGGGGAACGTATGAGAACTCTGGAACTGAGACCGATATTAAGCTAGTTCATTCAGATGAAGGCGCGGGCACTCCGAAAATTAACCTTTCTATTGTAGACAACGCGGGGAAAACAAATCCGACAATTAGATTTAATGTTACCTCTAATGAGGGGAATGTCCTAATTGACCACACGACGAGTTTTTATGCGCCATTGATGCGATCTACTCAGATTAAGAATATAGCTGTGTCATTCGATAGAACGAGTCTGTTACTAAGAATTTTTCTGGATGGAACTCTGGTATCGCAGGCTGCAATAGCATCAGGCTTTGCTACCGATACGGTAAATCCGGCTGCTTATGCAATTGGAGCATCTACAGGGTTTACCCTTGGAGCAGTATCCACTACTGGTGCAGGATTTTCACAAGTTGGGTCTGTCTTGTGTTTTGACACATATAAAACTGCACTAACTACAGCGCAGATAGTAGAGCGGGTAACACTAGGTCCATCTGGAATGCCCTTGGACGGGATTTATCCAGATGGAAGGATGTCAATTGATTCAAGGGCAAGCTGGGGGAATCCAAACATCCCTGAGTTCAAGACAATAAGTGGTACATTGATATCAACGTTTGATACCAATTGGGGAACTTCCTTTGATGTAAATGCGGGAATCACACCATTTGCTTCTGGTGGATGGGTAAACCATAAAAATGGAGTACGAGTAACCTACAATTCCAAGCAGGTTATCGAACATAGTGGTGGTTATTTGAATATTTATAGCCGCCCCCAAGCTAGTGGTGAAGTTAGGATACATGCACTATGACAGCCCCAGTTCTAGAGAGAGAGGGATGGCGGTTCGGTGGGATAACTAAGACAACAGCAGCATTCTGTTATAGGACAAATGCTGCTGGGGTTAATGCTGGTGTGGAAATTTCCAGGGCCCCGGATTTTGTTACGCTTTCTGGTACTGTAACAGTAGGGGCGCTTAATGCTGGTAACAATTACCAAGCCACTTGCTATGTTACCGGCTTGTCACCGGGAACAAAGTATTATGCAAGGGCTAGAGCTGATGATGGTTTAGGAGGTGTGACAAGAGGAGTTAGTAGCCTCCACACAGCTGAGTTTTCTACTATAGCGGATTTGCCTATCAGTGCTGCTGCGCCATTTCGGATCATAGGGTTAGGTTGCCTTCGAGGAAATGAAATAGGAGCGTCAGCACATGCAGAAACAGTTTCTGGTGTTTGTTCCAATCTATTAGCATTAAATGGGGATTTACTTCTACCTCATGGGGATATTTATTACCCAGACCTCGGACCAACACGAAACTATACAGCCGACTACGCCCCGAATGCTTGGTATGAACAGGTCAAAAATGTAGATGATGCTACGTTAGGGCGTAGCAGGACAAATTTTATAACAACGATGGATGGAAATAGGATTTACAACAACGGAAATGGGGTAACTTTCGGTGATATTTTTGCATCAATGCCCATATTGCCCATGTGGGATGACCATGACAGAGCTGGAAATAATATATACGGGTTGGCTACCGTTACTGCACCATGGGCTGTGAATAAAAGAACAATACAGCACCAGGTTGGACATGAGTGTTTCATGGACTTGAATCGAGTGTTTATTGAGTCGGAGGGTCGTAACTTTGATACCGAGGCAAGAAACAATTCAACAGCCCCTAAAGAATGGTATTACGTTGACTACCCTCAAGTTCGGATAATAGTAATTGACTGCTGGAGTTACAGAGACCCAGTTGGTACAGATAGTCCAACATATAAAATTATCTCTGATGAGTGCGAAGCTTGGATTATCAATCTGATAAAAACAAACCCAAAAAAGTTTCTCCTCTTCTGTTCCCCGGTTCAGCTAGATGGAGATCATTCGTATCTACTAAGTGATGAGAGCAGCTGGAAGACTTATTCCTACCAGAGAGATAGAATTTTAGAGACAATTTGGGAGTATGGAAACCCAGAAAGAACTTTGATATATACCTCAGATTCTCATTCTGGGTCAGTGCTAAAGTATCGTGGACTGGGGAAAGAGCGCCCACCGATCTATGAACTAAGTGCGTCAAATGTTGGAACATTCACTATAGGAACCTATCAGGATTGGTTTACAGGGGTTGCTGATGATGTATTCCGTATTGATCAGGGTGAAGTAAAATCTGCAACAGGGTCAGGAGGGAAGTTGGAACGTATGCAAGTTTTTCAGCAGAATTGTGCAGTTATTGATTTTTCAGGGGGAAAGATGATTGCACAACTGGTTGTTTTGCACCCGAAACAAAATACTCCTGCCAATAGAACGTCACCAAAAATAATCTGGAGTAGGGTGTTTGAGTAAAATTCAAGGGTTTGGTAACATCCTCCCTGGCCTGAAGGACGGGGTTTCTCGGGAGTTTTATTGATGACTGTCTTCCTTTCTCCTGTCGGTGGCGCTGGTGCCCAGTTCTTTGACAACAACGGTAACCCGCTGTCGGGTGGCAAGTTGTACACCTGCTCTGCTGGCACCACGACCCCACATGCGACATACACCAGCAGCAGTGGTGCAGCATTTCACACCAACCCCATTGTGCTGGACTCGGCAGGTCGTGTTCCCGGCAGCAGTGAAATCTGGCTGTCAGATGGGCAGGTTTACAAGTTCGTCCTGAAGACAAGTGCCGACGTGCTGCTGGCGACATGGGATCAGATCGGTGGCATCAACTTCAATTTTGTAAACTACATAGCAGAGTCAGAGGTTCAAACAGCTCTGGCTGGTCAGACAGTGTTCATCCTCACATCGATGACATACACTCCGGGCACCAATAGTCTGATGGTCTATGTCGACGGGGTGAACAAGTATGAGGGTATCGACTACACCGAGACCGACAGCACCACCGTGACATTCTCCACTGGTGTGTCGGCTGGCGCCAAGGTTAAGTTCACATCCGCGATTCAACTATCTGGCTCAACCGTTGACTCATCGACAGTTGCATATGTTCCTCCGTTCATAGGCAGCATTGCCACCACAACTGAAGACAAGCTGTCTCAATTTATGAGCGTCAAAGATTTTGGCGCTGTGGGTGACGGCGTGACGGATGACACCGTAGCAATTAGAAATGCTGTGGCTGTTGGGGCCGGACGAACCATATTTTTTCCAAAGGGTGTGTATCTCGTATCTGGGACAGTGACGGTCCCGCAGCGCACCAGCTTGACCGGTGAAGGACGTGGCGCGTCCTTCATTAAAATCGCGTCCACTTTCGACAACTTATTTGTATTTGGTAGTCCATCTGACGCAGGCGACTACGCTTATGGGTCAGAGGTATCCCACATGTCGTTTTATGTTGACCGCTCTCCGGTCGACCCTTCAACGACCAATCTTCAATACAAGGACACTCTCAATGGTGCATTTATTCGGATGCACGGTGCCAGAACGTGCACTGTGCGTGATTGCCGATTTGATTGGAAGGCTCATCACGTAGTATTTCACGGTGGTGATTCAAACCATGTCTATAACAATTATTTCTTTGGGATTTGGGATATCGCTGCCGCTGATTTACAAGAGTGTGAGTATTCAGTCGGTGTCATCTACAGTGCAACTCATGGAACTCCGTGGAACTATCACATCACGGGCAACACGTTCAACGGTCTAGAAAGCAGTGCGCGACCAGTCGTGTATGGTCCATACGGTTCGGTGACACACTCACAGGCCATCGGGCCAAGGAATCACTTTTATTCGGATGGTATTGACATGCTGGTGTTCTCTGGAAACCTTGTCAGGTATTCCGGTAGTGCTGGGGTGTTCGTATACTCACTCCATCCGTCACGCAACGTGCATATCACTGACAACACGTTCGACCAAAGCTCGCAGTACGATTTGCAGTTCGGTAAGGTCGGGACCAGTTATCTGGTGAATGTCAATATCTCGGACAATGTGTTCAACGGTCTGCGAAAATCGAGCCATGCTGTTGTTGTCGGTGATTCGGGTGACGGAACATTAGTAGTGTCGTCACTGAATTTGGCCAATAACGTGTTCAGTGGATACAGTAGGGCCCCAATATCACTTGGTGGTGTATGGGGTGCCCTGATAACTGGAAATATTGCTCGTGACTATAATTGCCAATACGCAAGTCTGGCAAGCGGTGCGGATACTGATGGAACATACGCAGCATCTGTGTTCTTGTACGGTTTTACCAGGTACATTCACGTAACAGACAACGTGTTCGGTGGGGGCGATGACCAGTACAATCAGGTAGCGAACGGGTGTTCTTACGGCATCTACTCCGCCATTGTCAGTCCACTGGCAATATCGCAAACAAACAATGTAGACGCTGGTCTGAATTCATCCATGTCTGTAGGACTGCCTGTTGCGACAGGTGTGGTCGGATTCATGGCGCGTGGTGTAACCAACACCACTAGCACAGGTGTGAAACAATTCAACGTAGTAGACTACAACTATTCCAATAGTTACAATCCTGCCACTGGCGTGTTTACTGCGCCTGTCACCGGACTGTACTCCATCGGGATATATGGTACTGCTGCCAACTACGACACCCTGATTCTTTTCATTGCCGTCAACTCGTTTTCGGTTGCGGCTGCGGCTGCGGGTGCGGTTACGGGTGTCAGCGGTGCGTCAACGTCAGGTACGTTCATACTGAATGCTGGCGACACTGTTACTTGTAACCAGTCGGCGGGAACATATCTTTGGGCGAACGCTCCAGACAGCACGTTTTCTGTTGCGCTGGTGACTCAGATATAGCCGACACAGAAGGGGTGTGATTTACTTTTCGTAACAATTGCGGTTAAATGTGTCGGCAGTTGTCACTGCATGATACACACAATCATTACCGTACCGGCCCGCTAGACCAGGAACGCCAAGGAGTCGCATGTGATGAATGAATTAGACCCCTCAGTGGAAGTAGACTCCACGCTAGCCCCCGAGGTGACGGCCACCACGGACACCGCTTCAATTGAGCCGGAGATCACCGAGAACAGCCAAGAGCAGGTGCCAGAGGAGAAGAAATTCACTCAGGCCGAGCTTGATGCAATGATCGGCAAGCGTCTTGCGAGAGAGCAGCGCAAGTGGGAACGTGATCAGCAAGCGAAGTTGGCCGAAAGGCAAGCGTCGCAATTGTTGCGTGATGATCTTCCACCAATTGACCAATTCGAGTCTGTTGCCGCCTATGCTGAAGCATTGGCTGCCCGGCGGGCTGAAGAGCTGGTCGCACAGCGGGAGATTCACAACCAACGTGCTCAGATTGAGGAAGCCTACGCAGAGCGTGAAGAGGATGCTCGGACCAAGTATGAAGACTTCGAGCAAGTCGCATACAATCCGAATCTCCGAGTCACCGACGTGATGGCTGAGACAATCAAA